CAAGGCAAAAAACAGGGCATACGGAAACTCGTTTGCCGATCCAATGAGGATATTTAGCAAGTCCACTCCTGAAGAAGCCCTACTCATTCGGATTGACGACAAGCTGTCGCGGATTGCCAGAGCCCAGGACGCCGGGGAAGATACGATTTTGGATTTGATAGGCTATCTTGTGCTTTTGAGGGTGTTGGGTAGGGAACAGGATAAAAGTGGCGTGTAGGGGAAAACAGGATGCGGCAAAACGCACTTGGCGATTGCGATGTTGCGAGATTTCATAGAGAAACGAATCATGGAAATGCCAATGGAAAGAAACGCAAGGGGGGCGATAATTGCAGACCCATGTTACAAGGCAGGTATGTTTGTTTCTATTCCGAGAATCCTCATGGAAATCAGGATGACTTTTAGCGGCAAAACAAAAAAGCACGTTCCATGGGAGATAGACTCGCGAACCTATGAAACCGAGGAAGATGTGATCAACAAATACGTGTACGAGCCGATATTGATTCTTGATGATTTAGGATCGGAAAAAACCACTGATTTTTCAACGTCCACCCTCAACATAATCATTGACGAAAGAATAAATAATTTAAAGAAAACAATCATTACGACAAACCTGTCATTACAAGAGATTGAAAACCACATAGATGCAAGGATTGCGTCGAGATTGTCAGCGATGAAGAATATAAAAATTAATATGCCAGACTACCGCAAGAAAAGGAGCTAGACAATGCAAATCAGGATCAACAAGTATGACACAGCGAAAATAGGGCGTTACAACGGCAAATTTCAAGTCATGATTGGCAGGGAAAAGGAAGACGGCGAATTTATGCCGCATTTCTATCAAGTGACAAACAAAGGCGGAAGCAAGGTTAATGTGCCTGTGGCTTTGACATTTGAAGATGACGCTACCGCTGTCGGATTTATCAATGCCGTGGCTGCGGAGCTTAAGTAAGGGGATACTTGAAATATTAGCATACTAGGTTACAATACAATCATAGGTGCGTGAAGTGAAAGAAAGAAATCCATACAACCGGGTGCAATGGATCAGAGTTAGAGACTGGAAACTTTCCCGTAATCCATTGTGTGAATGGTGTCAGAACAAAGGGCAGGCAACATGGGCGACGGTGGTTCACCATACCAACGAGAATCCGTGGGACAACAGGATTGATAACCTTGTTGCCTTGTGCCGGCAATGCCATGAGGATCACCACGGACGGATCGTATCAACTGCCTGTGACGTTGACGGTGTGCCGGCGAATAACAAACACCACTGGAATCAGGCCGATAACCACGAGAAAAAAGCGCGAACCGGGGCCGGTCAAATCTCTGGAGGGGCAAAAAGCCTAAACCGCGCAGGCAACCCGCGCGGCAGATTTCGCGTAAAAATTTTAGGAGGTTAAAATGGGCGGACAACACAAGCCAACTAAGTTGAAGATTTTAGAGGGAAATCCTGGGCGGAGGAAGCTGCACCCAGAGCCGGATATGACGAGTGACATGCCTGAGCCGCCAGAAACGGTAAGGAGTGACGCTTATGCCTTGCAGGAATGGGATAGGCTAGCGCCTGGGCTGCATGTGCTTGGTTTACTGAACAAAGCCGATGCTGCAACATTCGGAGCATATTGCACTTCATATTCAAGATGGCGTAATGCGGAGGAGCAATTACAGAAAACGGCGCGTGAAGAAGGTGCGTTGGCTGCTTTGGTTCAGATTACCAAGCACGGGAACTGTATTCAAAATACTTTGGTAGGTGTGGCTAATAAGGCAATGCGTGACATGATGAAGTATGCTGGTGAGTTTGGTTTGACGCCGGTTGCCAGGGCGAAGCTTGCGGTTGATCCGGCGAAAAAGAATAAGTTTGAGGGCTTAATTGGCAGGCAAAGAACAAGTTGAACGGATAATTAAGTTTATTGAGAACCTGACAATACCTTCCGGTGTTGGGGCATCGGAGGCGTTTAAGCTGCGTCCATTTCAGCGGAAGTTTATCAGTGATATTTACGGCAAGACGGACAAAGAGGGCAGGCGGCTTGTGAGAAGGGCGATATTGAGCATGGGCAGGAAAAACGGGAAAAGCATGACTACTGCTGCCTTGACTTTAGTTCACCTTGTCGGGCCGGAATCAATACTCAATGGCGAAATATATTCTGCGGCTAATGATCGGGAACAGGCGGCGCTTGTGTTTCGGTATGCGTCACAGCTTGTAAGGGCGAATGATTTTCTGTCGAGTGCGGTAAGGATCGTCGATTCGACGAAAACCATGATTTGCTATGAGAACGGCAGCATTTATCGGGCGGTGTCGGCGGAGGCCGGGACGAAATACGGGTTGAACCCGTCGCTGGTTATTTATGACGAGCTGGCGCAAAGCAAAAAGAGGGAGCTTTATGACGCGCTGGACACGTCGATGGCGGCACGCGAGGAGCCATTATTTATTGTAATTTCAACACAAAGTAACGATCCTCAACATATACTTTCACAGCTAATTGACGACGGGCTGTCGGGCCGTGATCCGTCAACGGTATGCCATTTATACGCGACGCCGGACGATGCGGACGACGATCAGATATTTAAGAGCCAGAAATTGTGGAAAATGGCGAACCCGGCGCTTGGTGATTTCCGGAGCCTCGACGAGATGCGGACGGCAGCGAAACGGGCGCAGCGGATGCCGAGTTTTGAGACGGCTTTCAGGAATTTATATTTAAACCAGCGGGTTGACGCGACGGCGCCGCTCATATCAAGGGCTGATTGGGAGGCATGTGTGGCGGAAAAGCCACAGTTAGAGGCTGGCGAAAAGGTATATCTTGGGCTGGACTTGTCGAGTAAGACAGACCTGACGTCATTGATTGCGGTGTCGGCGGAAGATGGTGATCGGGTGTGCGCGTGGTTTTGGAAGCCAGGCGAAACATTGCGGGAGCATATAACGCGGGATCGAGTGCCTTATGACGTATGGAAAAAGGATGGTTGGCTGGACACCTCGCCGGGTAGGTCGATTGATTATGATTTCGTGGCGGATAAGGTTGCGGAGTTGTCGAGGGACTATGAGATTGTTGGCATGGCCTATGACCGGTGGGGGATTGCTAATTTCCTGCAATCCTGCCGGCGGATCGGGCTTGATGCTTATGAGGACACGAAAGAAGAAAAGCGGCGGGGAGCTTTAAGGATTGTGGCATGGGGACAGGGATTCCGGGACATGGCGCCGGCGATTGACGCGCTGGAGGTGTCGATTTTGGAAAGACGTTTTAAACATGACGGTAATCCTTGCCTGCGGTGGAATATTGCCAATGCGATCGCGGTAAGTGATCCGGCGGGGAACAGGAAACTGGATAAGTCAAAGGCGAGGTTTCGCATTGACGGTGCGGTGGCGCTGGCTATGGCGCTGGGGTTGAAGTCAAGAGATTTGGCGGAAGAAGAAAAGCCTAGTGCTTATGAGGGATTGTCCGCAGACCAAATACGGGAGCGGATGATATTTGTTTAATAACCAATTTAAAAACCAAAAAAAGAAGGAGGAAGAAGCCATGTTGAACACAGAGATTGTGCAATACCTGAACTTTTTAACCAAACAGTATGACGGCGTGACGCAGTTGATCGCCAAGACGAAACAGAGGATCGTTTCATTGCCGGGGCATAGCGAGGATGAACTTGATTGTGACACGGCATTGAAGGGTGACGGAAAGTCTGAGGGGCTGTTGACGGTGCAGGGGCGTTATTCGCGGGCAATCGAGAAAGAGCTAGTGCAATGGGACGTCTGGACTGAATGGTTGAGTAAAGTGCCGGGTATTGGGGCATGGACGGCGGCGAAGTTAATCATTTTATTCAATTACAAGTTTGTGCCGGTATGCAAAGAGTGCGGCGGCGAATTTGAAAAGACCGAGAAGGAAACGCAGGGGAAGTTGATCAATGTGTTGACCTGTGTTGACTGCGGCAGGGTCGCGAAGGACGGCGTTTTGAAGCACAAGGTTGTGAGGCGCGACTTTCCGACGGTGAGTAAGTGGTGGGCTTATATGGGCAGGCATACGGTTGACGGAGTAATGCCGAAGCGCAAGAAGGGAACGCAGGCGAATTGGTCAACGCCGGGGCGGACGCTTGGTTTTCTAATCGGCGAGCAGTTTAACCGGCAGGGGGATGATAACCCATACAAGCGGATATTATTGCAACACAAAGAGAAACATGCGAGGATGCACCCGGAGTGGTCGAAAGGACATGTGCATAATGCGGCAAAGAACGAGGCTGTTAAGATATTCCTTGCCCACTTCTGGCATGTTTCACGGGTATTGGAGGGGCTGCCGGTGTCGGAGCCTTACGCCGGGGCTATTATGGGGCACACGAATATAATTAAACCGCCGTATTGGGAGAGCGAGACGTCTTTTGAAACCCAGCAGTTCAATGCGTTTCCCGCGGCGGAAATGAGGGTATAGCAGAGGAGCGAGGGTGTAGTTTGAAACCCAATGAACGAATGCGAGCGATTATTCCCTTGAAACCAAGAGCCGTTGTGCGAGCGATCGCACTATTGAAACCCACCACCGGAATGCGAGCGATTGTAGCCATGAAGCCCAGTTGTTGATTGCGAGCGAAACGGTTAGTGAAACCCAACGAACGGATGCGAGCGAATGGTGTCCTGAACCCCAGTCGTGGAATGCGAGCGAATGAACAATTGAAACCCATTCTGACAATGCGAAATTCACTCAAAAGGAGTCCGAGATGGAAAAGAGCAAGTATGAAAAGACGACAATAGGTGACCTTGAAAGACAGGTTGAAGAACAGAACCGCCTTGCACGTGGCGCACAGAAGGAAATGATTGAAATCCTGATTTACATTAAGACTTCTGGCCGGTGGAAGGAAAACAAGCGGTATGAACGGGCTTCGTTTTACGCCTATATTGACGATCGTTTCAATATCAGGCGAGGCACGTTCATGGAAATGCAGACGGCGTATGTTAAATATCCAGACCAGTCTATTGAGTATGGTATCGGATTGATGGCGCGGATTATCCGGGAGTGCGGCGGAGCAGTAAAGGCGAAAAAGGTCTTGAACGAGATGGACGACGCCAAAAAACAGTTGAAACGTGGTCTTAACAGGGCGCAAATTGACAAAATAATTACAAAACACGCCACTCCGAAGATCAAAAAGCATGTTACCGACTGGAAGGCCATGTATGAGGCGGAGGCGAAAGCGCATGAAGCGACCAAAAATAACCTGAAGATTGCTATTGCAAGAGTCCGGGAGCTTGAGGGTCAGGTTGCCCGGTTGAAGGTGACTGCGGAGCGTATCAGCGACATTCGCGCGATAATTGAGAAGCCGGCGGTAATGATCCAGCCGCAGGCGTAAGGCAGGGGAGCGATCGTCCCATTGAAACCCACAGCCTCTGTGCGAGCGATTCTATTATTGAAACCCAGCAAGGACGTGCGAGCGAGGGGGCATGTTGAAAACCATTGCTTGAGTGCGAGCGAGAAACCGCTTGAAACCCACCGCTGACGTGCGAGCGATTTTGCGATTGAAACCCACAATCTGAGTGCGAGCGAGCCGAAGTGTGAAACCCATCGCTGTTATGCGAGCGAATGTGCTTTTGAAACCCACAGCGTTACTGCGAGCGAGCGGTGCTTTGAAACCCAAGGCATAAATGCGAGCGATTTGAACGGATCATCTGATTTTTCGGCCTTTAATGTGGCTGAAATACCATCGTTTGTTTGTGCGATGGATGGCTTCGTGACTTGAACTGTAAGAACTGCCATAAGCGAGCCGTCTGCCGGGAATTATGCCCGGAGGCGGCGGCTTATGCAGATCAGGACTATGTTTCGGCGGAGGAGTTTGTTTTTATGGATTCAGAGGAAATTGACAAGTTGAATGTGACGACAACGGTATGGCGTGACGGCTGGACTACAAAAGACGACGTAATAGCCGATATTTTGCGCCTACTTCCGCCACAGCGAGAGATTGCCGACCGGTTAGGGGTAACACAGCAATACATTTCAAAAGTGCTATCAGAGCTTAAAAAACGCTGATTTTTTACAACCACTTTTTTTCTTTAACTCACCTAATTTATTAGCCTTTCAAATTTTTTTTGGTTGTATTCTCCCATATATAGAGGGAGATTATGACTTTTTTCAAAAAAATAGACCTGCGTGACGTGTTTTTATTCGTTGGGCTGGCGCTTGTGGGTGTCGGCCTATTTATGTTGGCGCCGTGGCTGGCTTTTACCGTCTGCGGCGTTTTGCTTATGGCTATCGGCCTGCTTATGGGGGCTAAATAAATGGGCATTGTGTCGAGAATTAAGGCGATGGCGCTTGGCCTGAATGATGAAAAGGCATGGAATCCGTCGCTGTGGCGCTTAATTGGCTCACAGAGCTTGACCGGTGAAGTGGTGAATGAGGACACGGCGCTGACTTATTCGGCTGTGTGGAACGCTGTGACGCTGATTTCCGGGACTATTGCTAGTTTGCCGCTGCATTTGATGGTTCAGAGAGGCGAAAAGAAGCGGATTGCAGACAATCATGCCACTTATTTAACCCTCCACGACGCGGCTAATCCTTACATGATTTCAAAGGTATTTCGGGAAACGCTGATGGCTCATGTCCTAACTTGGGGTAATGGATTCGCGGAAAAGGTGAAGAATCGAGCCGGTGAGGTAGTGCAATTATGGCCGATTGCGCCGGATAAAGTGACGCCAATGTGGGATGGCGGTCAAATCATATACCGGATTCGGGTTGACAATCAGGACAAATACTTCACGCGGGACAAAATTCTGCATATTGCCGGCCTGGGCTACGACGGGCTGATGGGTTATTCAGTTGTGTCAATGGCGCGTAAGTCTATTGCTCTAGGCATGGCGATGGAAACATTCGGATCAAATTACTTCGGTCACGGCACGCACCCAGGCGTGATAGTGTCGCACCCAGGGCAGTTAGGCAAGGATTCTTATGAAAACCTAAAGAAAAACCTGACAGAAGCCTATTCAGGGCTTGGGCAATCTCACCGGCTGATGTTGTTAGAGGACGGTTTGAAGCTGGAAAGTGTGACGATCCCGCCGGAAGATAGCCAGTTTTTACAGTCACGACAGTTTCAAGTGCCTGAAATAGCGCGGTGGTTCAATTTGCCGCCCCACAAGCTCAAGGATTTGAGCCGTTCGAGCTTCTGTTTGCCGGCGGAAGAAGAAGTATTCACACAAGGAGGGCCAAAGCGGATCGCCGATGTTATTGCAGGGGAAAAGGTGTGGAGCCTTGCTGATAAGTCAAGATGGGTTCTGTCCGATGTCGTCAAATCTGCCGTTACCGGGATTGACGAAATTTACACAATAAAAACAACAAATAGAACTGTTCGCTGCAATGCGAAGCATCCTATTTTGACACGCAGGCGCCGCGCTGATGGCGAATGGATTACGTCGTGGACGCCTGCCGGAGAGCTTAATGTTGGAGATACAATCGTGACTGTGCGTGGATTGCCTGAAAGCAAGAAAGCTATCCCGACACGCGCTGACGGATCGCCTATCACGGTTCCTTTTATGGAGTTCTGCGGGTTACTCATTGGTGATGGTAATGTCATGGGGAAGAAAGGCAAACCAGCTGTTATATCAATAAGTCGGGCGAAAGACGCACCGTATATGGACTACTACCGCGATGTTGCCAAAAGCCTTTTCACGGTTGGCGGATATGAATACCGCAGAGGGATCACGCATCCAGGCGCGAGGTTAAATGAGCAAGATGTTGAGGAAATCAGGAAAAATGGCAGGCTGGTTCTTACAAATTCAGAAATAGCTCGCAGATATGGTGCAAATATATGTGCAATACAAAACATTATCCACCGTGAGTATCACCCGGAGCATCCACAGGCTGGCTTGAACAAACAGCAAGTTGCTGAAATAAAAGAGCTTTTGAGGAGGCGGCTAACAACACAGCAGATAGCCGATGAATATGGCGTGTCGCGTGACACGATTGTAAAGATTTTGTCGGGCCGGCTATGGAGTGGGCGAAAGAAAACAAGTAAGGTAAGGCCGGTCAACTTGGTTGAGGATTGTCGATCGACTGCCTTTACGTCTGCAACAGGGGCTGAAGAGCTTATCTCTCTTGGTTTCGGTGGAACTTCCGCAACTAAATCTGTACCGGAGTGGGTATTTGAGACGCCAGAAGAATTGCGTCTAGCGTTCTTGCGAG